CAGGACCTCAGGATCCGGCGGTCCCCCGCCGTTCGTCGTCGTCATCACGTCAAGCATACTCCTCCGCCCTGGTCAGTAATTTCCAGGTCAGAGATGTCTCACCCGACGTTGGCACACAGGGCGAAGTCCACGGCGCTGCTGCTCTCGCTGCTCGGCAAGCGGTTGAACTTGTGCCGGAAATGGATCGTCCAAGTGTCCGCCCAGGCCCCGGCTCTTCCCGTGATGTCTCCCAGACCGAGCATGCCCGTGCCCTCCACGGCCTGATCCCAGTAGATCGACCGAAGGTTGGTCGAGCTCGGGCCTACCACCCCTACCTGCTTGGCCACGATTCGGCAGAACAGGTGCGGGTCGATGGTCTGCTCGAGCACCCGAGTTCGGATGGCCTCGTAAAGGGTCGGATGGTCGATGTCGATCACATCCCCGGGCTCGACGTTGAGATACGTCCAGTCCGTCTGGACCTCGAAGCGCTTCTTGGGCCCGGACTTGTCCGCGAGAATCGAATCCACGATGAGGCCGGCCTGTACCGAGGTCGGCACGAAGTCCAGGAAGAAGGCCTTCGACCTCTCCTCGGGAACGACCTCGTTGGTGATCTCCCCGTAGAGGACCTGGGAGTCGACGTCCTCGCGGAGAACCGCTCCCGCGTAGGCTTCCTTCTGGCTCTTGCTCCGGGTCCAGTCCCGACCGAAGAAGGCTAGGAGCTTGTTCCGGATGTCCAGGGAGTCGTAGGTGTTATCCCACGAGACTTGGACCACCCCCTTCTCGTCCTCGACGAAGGTGTGATCGGAGCCGGTGGGCTCCTCCAGGAAAAGCAGGTTGTGACCGTCCCTCCCCCACCAGTGGATCGAGTTCGAGCCGTTGGCGATCTGATCCAGGAGAGAATCCAGCTTGATGGGCTCCTGGATCGCGAAGGCCAGGCGGATGTCGTTGCCGGCGTACTTCTCCCCCGCGGCTGCGTAGCCAGCCAGATCGATGATCGCGCTGGTCTGACCGAGCGCTTCCTCGAGGAACCACCGGGCCACATGATCCGGTCGCTGGAGGGCCGTCCCACTGGCGGTCAGGGGACCGAAGCGCCCAGAGGCATCGATGGGAACCCCGTCGATCACGACCTCCACCGTCTCTCCGATCTCGAGGTCGGCTGCGGAGACGCTGATCTCCGTATCCAGCGTCCGATCCGTATTGGAGAGGTCGATGAAGGACTCATCCACATCGGGAGAGAGTCCGACCTCCTTCCAGCCCTCGAAGACGTCGCACTGCGTCGGAGACGGATCGTTCACCACCACGTTGAAGTCGCTGGTGGCGCTCCCTCCCGTATCCAGGGAGCTCCGGAACTCGGCTTTCCCGAACGCGGTGGTGAGAGTCAGGAACGAGACCGCCCCCCGCCGAACCAGAACGTTCCCGTTGACCACGGGCCCCTGCATCACCACGTAGTAGCGCTGGTTGACGAAGATCCCGTCCAGGCTGGGAAAGTCGGTAAAGGTCAGCTGGGTGGTTCCCGCAGTAGAGAGAGTAAAGGCGGTGTCCTCGCTCCCATCATTAGCAGCACTTCCTCCCCCGGGCGTCGTGTTGACCGCGAAGGAGGTCACGTGGGAGAGGGAGTTGATCCCGACGTTGTGCTTGTGGTTGCCCCCCGGAGTGGCGAAGTCTGGTTGCTGGCTCACCTCGGCTTCCCCCTCGGCCCCGAAGGCGATCAGCTGGTTGATCCGGACATCGGTGCGGAACCCCCCAATGGCGTTGGAGTCGGTGACCGTCCGCTTCTCGAACTGGGAGCCGCTGATCACCACGGGGTCGGGTTGCCCCTTCGGGTAGACCCGCACTTCCGAGATGGCTCCGCACTCGTGATCGGCGATGGTGAAGTCATAGAACGCGCGGTCTTCCCGGACTACGGTCCCTACCCCGATCTTTTGGCCGAGGGTGTTCAGGGTGGGAGTGAGCCCGAGGAACCTCTTGGTGGTGGGATCTACTGTGCCGATCAGGAAGGGATTGTGGACGAACCCCCCCACCACGATGTTGTCGCCGGCGCTGAAACCCGTGGTCTCCGAAACCTTGAGCGTCGTCCCGCTCTCCACTTCCTCGGTGACCGTGGTGGTGGCTCCGGCCGTCGTGGCCAGGGCCCGCACCCGTACCCCCGAGCCCACCACAATGGGGATGAAGGTGCGACCGTCGAGCTCGTCCCGGTCGGCTTCGGGAAAATCGTCTTGGGTGACCGCGCGGAGCGGAATCAGATCGTTGAGCTTGACGTTCCGGCTGGCCACCTTGAAGAGGAACCGCTCCCGGGTGATGTCGGTCGGGGTACCTCCGACCCCACTCACCACCAGGGGCATGGGATTCTTATCCCCCGTGAGATAGAGCGACGGGGAATAGACTCCCTGGCCGTAGACCCCCACCCCGTAGAAGGCCAGGGGATTGATCTCTTCCCCGTGATCATCCTTCAGGAGCAGGCTGACGTTGGCGTCGCACTGCTCCCAGGCGAAGACGTCGAAGGTCTGGGAGAGGTGCTGGTACTGAGTTCCCTCGAACTCGACCGGATCGTTCAGGAACTCGAGCTGATACTCCTTGCTGGCCGTCCGGTTCTCGGGGAAGTGGGCCGAGGTCAGGAGCGTCCCCACGTCCCGGAGGTAGGGCTGGTAGACGTTCCCCGAGATGGTGACTGCATCGTCCGAGGAGAAGCGCAGGGTCTTGCCCTGCGCGTTCAGCTCCACGAGGAAGGTGGGCGAGACCGAGCCCTTATGGAGCAGGTGCTCTTGTCTTGGGTCTACCGAGACGCTCATCGGGAAGGCACCTCGGTGAACTGGAGCGAGAGCGAGACCAGGTTCCGCTCCCGCTCATAGGAAAGCTCCTGGTTCATCATCGCGGGGTAGACGTCCCCGCGCTCATCCTCCAGGACGACCAGCTCGGCTCCGGCATTCTCGCCGAAGCGTTCGATCCAGGAATCGGCTTGCGCCAGGGTCAACCCGGGGATCGTGTAGCTCTTGATCCTGGCGTTGCCTCCGCGTCGGATGCTCTGGCGCTCCCCATTCGGCATGTCGATGAACTGGCGCCGGGGTACCACGCGGGTAGGAACGAGGACAGAGGGGCCGCGGGGGGAATCGAACTTGGACGCCAGCATCACCTCCCCCACCGAGATGTCGATCCCGGAGAGCGTGGTGAACGAGACATCGATGAACTGGGCATTGATCGCAGAGCCCACGTCGTAGATGAAGGGGTCGTCTACCGAGACCGTGCCCGAGGCCACCCCGGTGGGAGTCACCCGGGCGCCCGTGGGATAGGTGGTGATCTCGAAGATTCCCCCGGTCAGGTTGTGATCCATGAGGATCAGGTACTGGAACGGGCGCACCTCGGTATCGACCTGGTCGGCCTCGAGGACGGCCTGGGCTCCCAGCGTGGTGAACTTGTAGGAGAGACGGCTATCCGCGACATAGGCTGGGCTCGATCCTGGAGCCGTGCCGCTGGCGGCGAGTGCGGTATCCCCTGCGAGGGCGCTGCTGTGGTAGATGCTGAAGGTTCCGTTGGCCATCTAATGTGTTCTCTCCTTGATCAAAATCGGGAGCCTTGAACCGAGACGAACCCGGGACGCGACGCAGCGGCCGAGGGGAGTAGTCCCCTCCGGGCTCGCTGGGCCAGCTCCTCATCGATCCTGCGGGTCAGCTCCTCCCCGGTGAACTCCCGGTTGGCGCTGATAATCGCGTCGATGACGGCATTCATCTCCTCGCGTCTTTGGATGGACACCTCCGCCTCCAGGCGATCGATCTCGGCTCGGAGCGAGCGCTGTTGGATCCTTCCCGCACCCCCGGCGCTAAACGTGGCCTGTTTCAGCTGAGCATTGAGCCGAGCCAGGGCCCGCTCGATGTCCACGGCGTCCCCTGCCCCACCCACGACTTTGCCGAGGTCCCGGATCTCGCGCTGGGCTCTGGCCACGGACTGAAGCCCGCGAGCCGCTCCCTCGGCGACGTCTCCGGTTTCCACCAAACGCGACTGGTTCTCTTCCATCGCGTCGTTGACGTGCGAGGCCCCCCTGGCCACCGAGGTGAAGCCAACCTGCAGGGCAGTGAGGGCATTCCCTGTGGGTACCGCGACATCCGCGGTTCGCTTGAGTTCCTTCTGCATGCTGACCAGCTCGTCCCGGGCCTTCTTGATGGCCTCCCGCAGCTTGTCCGCTTCCTTGGAGAGCTTCTCCGAGTCCTTGGAGGTACCCGTCATCTCCGAGCCGGTCTTCGCGAGTTCCGTCTCGACCTCTTCCAGCCGGGCCACATTGGCCGATAGCTCGGCCTCGAGCTCGTCGAAGCGGTCCCTGGTCTTCCCGCTAGCGTTGGCGAGGCCGAGAAGAGTGGAGATCGACCGGAGGAGCGCACTATCCGTGAGGATCAGCTCCCCGTTCAGGTCCTGGAGGGCCGCGGTCCGGATCTGCTCCGACTTGGCCAGGTCCTCCGAGACCTTCAGGCGGAGCCGGTGCTGCTCCAGGAGCTTCTCCTCCTCCCGCTCCCGTTCGCGCAGCTGAATCGTGGTGGCCATGATCGAAGTGGCTTCGGCATCGTTCAGCTGGACTCCCAGCTGGCGGACGGCGTTCTCCGCGGCGATCGCATCGGCGACGCGGGCTCGCTCGTCTTCACCGACCCGGAGGGCTTCGGTCAAGCGGTTCTGCTCCTCCAGGCGGCGCTGGAGGTTGGCGATCTCCTCCTTGACCCTTTCCTCCTCTTGCGCGGAACGCTCGCTGGCCGATCCTCCGGGCTGTTGGTCCTCGGCCTCGATTCTCTGGATGGCTTCCAGGAGATCCTTGCGCTTGCGCAGCAAGACCAGCTCCTCGTCCGCGCTGAGCAATCGGATCAGCGTCGAACGCTGGATCTTGGCCAAACGCTGATCGACCTGCTCGAGGTCTTTGCGCAGCTCGCGGAGGGTAAAGCTATCGAGGGCTCGCAGGGGACGAAGCAGATTGGTGAAGGCCACGCTCACCTTGGTGAGGATGCCCTCGTAGAAGATGGTGACCCGGCCCAATGAGAGCCAGGACTCTTGTGCCGCGATGGCCCGCTGCCGGGCGAAGATCTCGAGCTGATCATTCAGCTCGGTCGCGCGACGGATGGTCCCCTTGGAGAGCACCAATCCCAGGTCCTCGGCCTGATCCCGGAGCCCCTTCAGCTCGGTAGCCGAGAGGGCCGCGAGGGTCAGCATCCGAGCCCCTGCCCGGCCAAAGGCAGCCGTGGCCAAGCGCAGCTTCTCGCTCTGGTTGCTGGTGGCTTGAATCCTGGCCAGGTACTCCTCGAAGACCTCTACGCCATCCCGGGCGAAGCCATTGGCATCATTGAGCGAGATTCCCAGGGCTCGGAGATCCTTCACGATCTCCCCGGTTCCCAGGCGGGCCTCCCCGAGCCGCTCGAGGAACCGCTGGAGGGCGGTATTGAAGACGTCGACCTGGATCCCGCTGGCGCTGGCGGCAAACTGGAACTGCTGCAGGGTCTCCGCATTCACCCCCAGCACGATCGAGAGCTTGGCGAACTCGTCCGCACCCTGGGCGGCCTGGACGACCAGCTCGGTGAGTCGGTCTCCGGCCCGGCGCAGGGCTCCGAAGAGCTTCACAGTCAGCAGTCCCACGAGTCCCGTGACCGCTATTCCGATTCCGGGCAGGATGGCCGAGAAGCTCAGCAGCTTGCTCAAGAGGGGGGCTACGGCGAGCGCAACCTTCTCGAAGCCCAGGGCCAGAGGGGTAAGCAGGGCGATGACTCGATTCAAGAAGGCGTGGAAGCGGGGGAACTGATCGTTGCCCTTCGCGAGGGTCGCGAAGAACCCGGAGACGCTGCCGGCAGTCGCGGTGAAAGCGGTTCCCAGCACCCTGACCGTCTTCTGCACCGGCGAGAAGCTCAGGAGGAAGCTGCTCAGCGCCAGAGCGGCACCCGAAATCCTCTGCCCGAAGCTCACGACCTGAACTCCCGTAGCGCTAATCGCGCTCGCGAGGACGGGGAACCGTGGGGCTACCCGGTTGGCCAGCGCTTCGAAGAGCAGGAAGGCCTGGAGGTTGGGGCGCCAGAAGTTCAGAGCGAAGCTCCCCAGGATGGTCCCGGCTCTCACCGCGGCATCCCGGAAGGTCGCGAACCCCGCGGCCGCGGCCTCGAGTACGCCCCTGAACTTGATGATCAAGGCGATCTGGGTGGTCAGGGGAATCAGGAGCAAGGGAAGAGCGGACGAGAAGAGACCGGCTCCCACCGATAACAGCTTCAGCCCACCGGCTGCAGCGGCCATCACGGCACCCAGGACCTTGAAGGAGCGTCCGGTCTTCTCGTTCGACCGGGCGATCTCCTCGTTGGACTTGGCGATGGACTCGTTGGAGCCGACCAGGGCCTGGTTCGACTTCTCGAGCTGCTCGGCAGCCTGCTTGGCCAGCCGTTGCGTGGCGTCGGCTCTCTTCTGGAGATCCGACACGTCGGCAGTGACGATGATCTTGATGGTCTTGGCTACGACTCCCACTTACCCTCCCTGTTTGGCCGCTGCGTTGTAGATGCGGGCGATGGCTTCCATCTCCCGCTGGAGATCCTCTTGGGTGCGGGGCTTCTGGGCTTCGACCTCCTTCCACCAGTCGATGTAGAAGTCATCCGTAGAGAAGGTCTTCCGCTTCTTCGGGTCGCGATAGACGTTGGCAATAAGAGCCATGAACCGGCCGATGGCCAGCCACGGCACGTCATCGGGCCAGGGCTGAACCCGGAAGAAGGCTCTCCACTCGGTGAACTCCTTGGAAGTCATCCGCTGCTGGAGTTCTCCGACCGGGATCCCCAGAGCGAGGGCTAGGCGGAACCATGTCCGACGCTCTGGGTCTCCTCTAAAAGCTCCTCGGCCTTGGCGACGGCCTCCTCCTGGAGACCGGCCAGCTCGAGGGCGACGTAGTAGGCCTTCTGCAGGGACTGGGCATTCTTGTCCCGGAGTACCCGGATCCCTTCGTCCACGTCCGGGAAGAGCAGCTCCCCGTCGGCGTCCACCAGGGTGAGGGCGAGGAGACGAGCCTCCGCGTCCTCCGTATTCATCTGCGGAATCCCCTCGATGGTGCGGATTCCCTGGGCCTTGATGTAGTTGTCGCGGGCCGAGCCCGTGAGAGACCTGATCCGGGCCGTTCCCCAGCGCGGGATCTCCACCTCTCGATAGAGGGAGTCGTCCAGCTGGAGGAAGGCCTCCCGGGTCAAGACGGATTTCTTGGACTTTTGCTTTGGCATGGGTGTCCTTTCATTAGGTCAGGGTCGCGGTAATCGCTCCCGTGGGCTTGATGGTGACGTCGGCAGTGACTTCGCTACCGACCGTCGCGGTATTGCTGAAGCCGGTCACGAAGCCCTGGAAGTCGTAGGTGAGCACGGTGCCCGAGGCGACCGTGGGCCGGTATTCGACTTCGAAGGCCCGCTCGGTCTCGTTCACCAAATCATCGCGCAGGGCCAGGTGGCCCCCGATGTCTGGGTCGAAAGAGAGCGCAAAGGTGAGATCTCCCGTCCGGAGCACGGTCGGAAGGACCTGCTCGAACCCGTTGGGGGCGTCCAGCGCAGTGACGTCCGCGACGTCACGGGTAAGTTCTGGGCCGGTGATGTCCTTGACGCTGGCAATCACCTGACCATCGCGTCGGAACACCGTTCCTAGCGCATTGAGTGCGGTCATGAAGGTTTCCTCCTAGGGAGCATGCCAGACGATGAAGTCGAGCACGCAGTAGTTTCTTTTGACTTCTGTATCGAAGCGGTCCACCTGATTCTCGAAGGTGGTCTGCTCCGTTCCATCGAGTGCATCTTTCACGGCAGAGGCCAAGGCGACGGTTTGGAGATACGTGTCTCCCCAAGCCGTGATCTGCATTCGCACGGACTCGAGGTCGTGGGGCCCGTTGAGGCCGCGGACAGGAATGGTGCTCACGCGCTGGTACACGAGCGCGGGGAGCTGAATGTTCGGAAGCTTGTTGTAGGGGTAGATCCTGGTTCCGACGATCGAGGCCACGTCGGAGTCGGCAGCCAGACGCGAGTAGAGGTCTTCTTCGACGCTTGGTGGCATGGCTACCCTACCTGGTCGAGCGCGCGCTGGAGGGTGTCGACGATCTCGCGAACCGCTCGCTCCTGCTTGGCATCGGCAGCCGGCCGCAGGAAGGGCTGCGCGGGCGTGTCGTGGGTTCCGTACTCCACGGAGATCCCGTACTCCACGGTAGGGCCCGTCTCGGCTACGGCGCGTGTCCGGGTCGAGGTCGAGATCTCGCTCACGATGGATTGCCGGAGGTCTCCCTCATCGACCGGGGCCAGCCGGCGGGCCTCCTCCCCGATGATCTCCGCGGCTTCGAGGACAGCATCCGCGAGGACGGGAATCAGCGCGTCGGCGATCTCCTGGAGGAGATCCTTCAGGTCCTCGTCTCCCTGAACCTCTACTTTGAATCGCTTCATGGCGTGGTCTCCTGCAGGATCGAGAGGTCCACCAGGTTGATCCCCCGCTGAGAGCGGGACCGGACGTCCTGGATTTCGTAGGTATGGGCGCCAATGGTGGCCGTGGAGCCCACGGTGGGGGTCAGCTCCGCGGGGTCGGTCCACAGCTCGAGCTGGGAGACCGACACCATCCCCACGTCCGTCTCCACCAGGCGATCGGCACTCTTCAAGTAGCCGAAACCGGAGACCACGGTCTCCGTGTAGGTAATCTCTCCCACCGAGTTTCGGCCCGATTCCGTGCGCGTGGTCAGAACCACGGCTTGATCGAGGTAGTGGCGAACGCGGCCGCGCATCTATTCTTGCCTCCGGTAGCGCAGCAGCGTCTCTCGAACCCCACGGGCCCACTCCTCTTCCTGGTAGGTCTCGGAGATCACCCCGATGATGGTCCCGCTCTTCAGGTTGATGGCTGGATTCTTCTCCCCCTGGAGCTGCAGCTCATAGGCCACCTGCTTGACGCAGGCGTTGTTCAAGTCCTGGGGAACTCCTTCAGGGAAGCCGCTCGTGTAGTCCACCCCGATGTTCGGGTAGCTGGCGCGGGAGAATCCGGAAGACTTGCGGGTGATCTCTCCCGTTCCCGCGTTCACCACGTACTCCGAGGCTCCCACGGCGGTCTCGTCCTGACGCAGCACCACGCTGGAAGCGACCACCGGATAGTCATCGAGCAAGAGCGTTCGCTGACCGAAGCCCTGGTGGCGCTCGTCCACGTGATCGGTCTCTACGATCCTCCTGTCCATGAAGTTCTGCATGTTCTTCGTCACGGACGCGATCCCCGCGGCGATCCGGATCTCGCTTCCCGAGGTGGTGATCCCCAGGAAGTTCTGGACGGAGAGGATCGAGGTGAAGGCGTCCCCGTCCGAGGTGAGCGTGAGGTCCCGAATCGAGAAGATCGTCCCGTAGCCACTCGTCGGCAGGGATCCGAAGGTGAATCGCGTATGGTCCGCGTCCAGGTTCTCTACCGTCCCGGGGAAGAAGCCCACCCCGTCCTCGGTATAGAGCGTCCAGAAGACGGCCGGGTCGTTCAGCTCGTGGTTGACGGTGATCTCCACCTGGCTCTCGAAGCTGAAGGAAAAGGTCGATGGCATAGGGTCTCCTTACTGGTTGCCAGACCCCCGAAAGGAGGTCAACGGGGGCCTGACAAAAAGCCGCTTACAGGAAGAAACTTCCGGTGGTTCCGGATACACCCATGATGCGGGCAAAAGCTGCGGGCAGGGTCACCGCGCTATCGATGCGCTGGGTCACCTTCCAAGCCACCGTGTCGGTGTTGAAGCCGACGTGTTCGCTGGCTCGAACCGTGAACCCACCTCCATCGAGAATCGCGAACCCAATCCCCAGGTTTCCGTACCAGATGTCCACCTTGTTGTTGCTCGTACCACTGGTCGAGAGCGGAATCTGGAAGACGGGAACCGAGCCGAGCACGGTTCCGATGTTTCCCGGCACCTGGTCACCCACGATGGAAGGCGCTCCCAGGAGCGGGGTAAAGAGGGGTCTGCCGTTCCCGTCCAACAGGTTGGAAAGGAGCTGCATCCCGTTTGCGTTCGAAAAGATCGAAGCACCCGGGGTGTACTGCTCGGGCAGCGAGAACGCGAGCTTCACGACGTCGGGATAGCCCAGGCGACCGGCAGTGGTCGGGGCCACGATGACCTCTCCCCCGATTCCCTCGAGGCTCTGGGTCACGCTCGCGGCGCTTCCCACCACCCGAGAGAACTCCTCGTCCTCGAGCTGCCCCATGGCAGCCCCGGCTCGGCGGGTGAAGAAGGTGATCACGTTGAAGGCGGAGTCTTGCAGCATTTCATCCGTGATCTCGAACCGGCTCTGCATCTTCTTCTTGGTCAAGAGCACGGTGTCGAGGCCGGCCGCATGGTTGGAGGCGGTGGCACCTTCCTGAACCATCTCGGCCTGCGCGACGGCCGCGCGGGGTACGCGGAGAGATTGATTGGGCGAGGTAAAGATCTGCGCACGAGAGCGGATCTTGGCGATCCGGTTCCGATTCTCCACGATGACGTTGGCCACCGGGGTTGGAATCAGGTCAGCACCGGTTCCGGAGCCGATCCCCCCATTGGAATCTGCGGCCCCTTCGGTGACCTCGTTCGCGCGGGCGAGGTCATTCAGCTCGGCATAGGTGCGGCGGATGTTCTCAAAATCGTTCTGACGAACGGCGATCATCCACTCCTGCGCGAGCTTGTCGACGTGTCGGTTTCTCCAGGACTGCTCCCCTTGGGTGAGGCTTCGGTAGAGCGGGTCCGACCCGTGACCCGTGACCTTGATTCCAGGGGTCGCAGCCAGGCGCTCATTGCGGCGCTCTGCTGGGGGGCGGTCATTCTCCCGGGGCTTGACGAGTTCTTTGAGCTCGCCTCGGAAAGCCTCTACGACCTCGTTTTTCAGGTTCTCCCGGATCTCTCGAACGTCCTTGCGGAGCGCGTCGAGAGCGTCTGGGGTCTCCGGCTCCTTGGGTAGCCCTACTGGCTCTACCTTCGGAGCGTTGTTGTTATTCTCTTCTGCTGGCATTAGTCGATCCTCCCGAGTGCTCGCTTCAGCAAGGCGGAGCACTCCTTGAATGTTTCCTCTTTCAGTCCTGCGAGTTCAGCTCGAATCATTTTCCGTGCGTCGCGCACGAAGTCCTCGGGCTCAGGTCTCGCCAGGGGTTCTACCTGCTCCTCGGCATCTCGCGGAGGCTGTACCAATGCGACCAACCGCTTGGCTTCCGACCGGGAGGCTCCTACATCGCGCAGGAAGCGCTCCAGGTCGCGCTTGGTCTCGATGGTCGAGAAGCTGAAAATCTCGGGCTCTTGGGGTGCTGGGGCGTCCTCGGCAAGAGAACGCCAGAACTCTTGGACCTCTCCCTCAGTCTCCTCGGCGCGTCCGATGATGGCTCCCCGGTCTGCGGGCAGGGCCACAATGGACCCTTCCAGCGCGGTGAAGCGCTCGAAGAAGAGGCCGTAGCGACGTCGGGGGTCGGGTTCATCGGCTCCCACGTGGGCGAAGTGCTCCTTGGGGAGATCCGTTCTGCGGATCACCTTGTCTCCCTGCGCTCGCAGCGAGACGGCCCCGATGTGTCCCTCGGAGATCATGAAGGCAAGGTCTCTGCGGATAGCAGCACCCGTTCCCTCCCCTCCGAGTTCGATCTGGCCGGTAGCCCGCAGTACGGGCAGACCGTTCTTTGTTCCGCGTCGACCGTCGAAAATGCTTCCAATCGTCTTCGCGGGCGAGTTCGCGTGGTTGATTTGCAGCGGCATCTTGGCGGGGACGTTTCCCCCGCGGATGTTGAGGATGTGACCATCGGAAGCTTCTCCTTGGGTAGCGAGCACCATCGGGAACTCACCGGTTTCAAGATCGATGGAACCTCGTTCGAGTTCCAGGGTTCGCAGTAATGGACTTGTCATTCTCCTTCTCCTTGTCCCAGCGTCTCGCTGGGAGGCATTAGCGGCGCTCTTCCTGCGGCTCCGCAGGGCTCTCGTCATCCGTGGGCTCGAGCTCGAGGTTCGGGCTCCCTCCCCGGAGAGGCTCATCACCCCACTCCACAGGATCGAGGCCGCGTCCCTTCCGGACCTCGTTGATCGGCTTCACGAAGAGGGTGAGGTCTTGCTGCTCCTGGCGCAGCTCGAACTCCTGATCCTTGCTGACGATGTCCTTGAATCGGACACGTAGGCGGGGATCGAAATCCTTCGCGAGATACGCGGTGAGCGCGTCCGCGATGAGGCTGGCCTGGGGCTCAATGACGTTCTTCTCGAAGATGTCGATGGCAGCGCGGGCCGTGGCTCGGTTGATGTTCTTGTCGAGTCCCACCAGGGGGCCCGGGACTCCATTGGCCGAGAGGATCTTGTCCCGGTAGTGATCCAGGAGCGGCACCAAGTCCTTGAGTTCCAGGCTCTCGAGGACTTGGATCTCGAAGCCCGGGGGCAGAAAGACGGGAAGTCCCACCTTCCCCCCGGTTCTGCGGTGGTAGCTGTTCAACCATTCCGTGTGCCAGCGCTCGCGGGTCTCCTTGTTGGGGAGCTGGGCCTTCTCGTTGGCGGTGATGACCGTCTTCGGGGTCGCGTCGTCCCGGTAGTGTCGGCGGAGGGTCTGGTCCAGGAAGAGGCCCGTGTCGTAGCTCAGCGCCTGCGGGCTCAGGTTCCCTACCCCATCGAACGGCGAGTAGGGGTCGGGATTGAAGATCCGGATCACCTCGTCTTTCGTGTAGCGGGTCTCCCCGGCCTGGGAGCGGTGGACGTAGCCCACGATCCCCTTCTCCCCCACGATCAGCTCTACGTTCGCGGGCGAGAACGGATGGAGTTCCCTCACGACCCCCAGCGAATCGGTCACCTTGAGCAGGTAGGCGTCCCCCACCTGGGAGAGCCACATCGATAGGAGCCGCATGGTCTGCATCCGCGTGAAGTTGGGGTTGGGGTTGTCCAGGAGGAACTTCAGCGGGTGATCGTCGAGCTCGTCCTCCCGGATCGTGCCCTCGGCTTCTCGCTCGACCATGAAGACGACCGGCTCGAGGGCCATCATCCGATCGGCAATGGCTCGGACTGCGATGGCTTGCCAGGAGCGAACCTGGGCCAGGAGCAGCTGGGGGGAGACCCCGGGCCCGGTACCCAGGCCCACGCGGGTCTCGCTGGGAAAGAATGGTGGGGGGCTGGAGGCGCGTTCCATGTCCAGCGCGAGCTTCTCGCGCTCTCGTCTGCGTCTGGTTTCCCAGCCACGCTTGGCGGCTGCGGAACGGGATGAATCTACTGGCATTCGTTCTCCTTCATCTCCTCGGCATAGAGCGCATCGAAGCCCCACAGCTCGGGGGTCTCTCGGTTCGCGGCGCAGCAATCGAGAGCCATGATCAGGGCTACAGCCCCATCGATCTTCTCCCGGCTGCTATTCTTGGAGGGCTTGAGGTTCCCTGCGGCGTCCGTCTCCACGCTCAGGTTGGCCACGTTCCAGGAGAGAACCGGGTGGCCCCCGTGCGCAATCTGCTTGCTCAAGACCATCCCCAGGAGCTGCTTGGTGGGCGAGTTCATCGATGCGAAGCCCTGGCCCATCTGCACCATCTCGATTCCCTCCCCCTGGAGCTGGGTGCTGACCTGGACGCTCCCCCACCGATCAAATGCGACTTCCCGGATGTGGTACTCCTCGGACAACTCCAGGATCTTGGCCACGATCGCGCGGTGATCGATCACGTTGCCCGGGGTCGCGAAGAGAAGTCCGGTCTCGGCCCACAGGTCGTATTTCACGTGATCCCGTTGGACCCGAGGGTGGATGTTCTCCTGGGGGAGCCAGAAGAACGGGAGCACCTGATGGCGCTCCTCCGGTTCGCGTGGGGGAAAGACCAGGACGAACGAAGAGAGATCAGTCGTATTCGAGAGATCCAACCCTCCGTAGCAGTCCCGACCCCGTAGCTCCCCCGGGTCTACTGGGAAGTCGCAGGCGTCCCAGTCGGCATCGTTGATGTACTTGCTCTCCGATTCCGTCCATTGATTCAGGTAGAACCGGCGAAAGGCGTTGGTGAAGACCGGCGCCTGTTGGGCCTCCCGGGCCTTGGACTCGAGGAACCCAGGGTAGACCGAGACCCCGTAGTTGGGGTTGGCCCTCTTCCAGACCTCCGGGTCGTTCCAGTCCTCGTCTGGATCGGCTCTCCGGATGTAGCTCCCGAAGGAAGGATCCACGAGATCACCGTTCGCGAGCTGCTGGGCGCGCTGATCGATGTCCCAGCAGATCGAGTTCTTGTCCGACCCGGCGGTGGTGATGATGAAGCACAGCGGCTGTTTCCTGGCTCCCTGGGCCGACACCAGCGCTTCGAAGAACTCCCTTCCCGCATCCGATTCCCAGACGTGCAGCTCATCGCAGATCACCGTGGAAGGGTTCAGTCCCATCGCGATCTTGTTGTCATAGGAGAGGGTTCGGAGAAACCGACCCTTGTACTCCATCGATCTGCGAAGGATCTTGACCTGGCTCCGCAGCTCGGGATTCTGGAGCACCATGACCTCGGCGGCGTCGAAGACCAGGCGCGCTTGATCCCGGGATTTCGCGGCGCAGACGATCAGGGCCCCTGGCTCCCCTTCCGACAGGAGCATGTAGAGTGCGAGGGCTGCCGCGGTTTCGGTCTTGCCATTCTTGCGGGGGACGCTCACGTAGTAGGTCCGGATCACCCGAACCCCGCGCTCGTCCACCGTGTTGAAAATCTCGCGGAAGACCTGGCGTTGCCAGGGCTGGAGCAGGAAGGGTTGACCTGCCTTCTCTCCCTTGGTGAAGGTCAAATACTGTTCGACAAATCGCTCGGCACGGCTCTCTTGCTCGACTGTCGCTGAATCCGGCTCCATGCTTCTCCCTGGTTTTCCTCCTCCATGCCTCACGCTATGGTCGATTCACGACCCAACGGGTCAAAGGGGGGGTAAACGCGATGAGGTCGTTCGCTGCTTCGCTTGGCTTCGTACTTCTCGCTTCTCGTGCTTCCGCGATCATCATCCCAGCGGACGCTCTTGTGAACTTCCAAGTGAATGCGTATGCGCCAGTGGGTAACGGGCCTTACACGACCCACGTTGCTGCCTGGATGGACACAGGTCTCTTCCTGAATACCGGTGATCACTTCGCGCTGGAAGCTACTGGTGCTTGGAGGGCCAGTCCTGCCGGTCACGGAGCTCCTTATGGAACTCCCGAAGGAAATGTTGGGCCGGATGGCCAACGGGATGTTGTCGGCCCCGATGCTCTCGCCAATCTGCCTATGTCGAGTTACGCGTTGGTTGGAAAGATCGGACAGGACCTCGGCGATGAGTTCCTTGTCGGCTCCAGCTTCTCAGGGGTAGCGAACGATACGGGCGTACTTTACCTGGCTTTCAACGACACTTACTACTTCGACAACTCGGGGTTCGTTTTGGTGAGTACAGCACCGGTGCCCGAACCGTCCACTGCTCTCCTCCTTGGTCTCGGGCTGGCCGGGCTCACAGCTCGACAGAGACTCGCGAAGCGGATGTAGAGTTCCTACACGAGCAGTTCATCTCTCAGCGGGGCCGTTCCATCCACCCGAACTCTCGATCGTGCGCTCGGAGTCAATCCCAGCTCTCTCGACAGCAGCAGAAGGTGCTTCTGGGCATCCCGGAGCAGGGTTACGTTCGGGTGAATCTTCTTGTTCCCCTTCCCGTACTCGATCACTCGCGGGGCCTTGCGCACCTCTTCAGTTAGCTCCCGCACTTCCTCGTAGGTCTCGCAGTAGCTGACCAGGACGTCCACATCGGTGGATTTGAGTACCCCGAGGTTGGATAGGGACTCGGCCAGCTGGATGTATTTGATTCTGGCGATCTCCCCCAGGTACTCCGGAGGGGTGAGATCGGCAAGCGGTGGGGCCTGAGGCTCCCGGGGATTATCCCGGCAGGGCTGAAGCGTACCCTTGGCGAGCTTGATGGACCTTGGAAGTGGGGCGGGGCCACGGCTACCGATTGTCGTTACCTCCTTCTCCCTCTCATTGCGACGCGTACGTGCGTCTCCTACGCTTCTCGCGCTCTCTCGAACACCTGGGGGGTGAAAAAATGAGATCGAGCGCGCTCTCGCTTATCGTCGTCGTCTTTCTCGCTTCTGGTGCTCCTGCGACCATCATCCCGGCTGATGCCTTGGTCGATTTCGTAGTGGATGCGTGGGCTCCAGTCGGAAATGGACCCTATACCACACATGTGGCTGCCTGGAAAAACACCGGCCTCTTCCTTAACGCAGGAGACGAGTTCGCACTTATCGCGAGTGGAATCGCCGCCGAGAGTCCGGCGGGCATGGCAGGTGGAGGCCGGACACCGGACGGGGACGGGGGAACGTGCGGTGGATGCATCGCAGACATCCCCAACAGCCGATACGCGCTCGTGGGAAAGATTGATACTGACCTAGGTGATGAGTTTGTCGTTGGGTCTGAATTTCACGGATTTGCCAACGACAGCGGGGTCCTCTACCTAGGTTTCAATGACACCCACTACTTTGACAACCTGGGCTTTTTCACGGTGAGTACCGCTCCTGTCCCGGAACCGTCCACGATCCTGTTATTTGGACTGGGATTGCTGGGGCTCGCGGTCCCGGGGCTTCCTGCAACGGTGCGCCGGGAGTGATTTTTCTGCCAAAAACCTGCATGACCGCGAGGTGAGGTGGGCGCGCGGTGAAAGTCCGCTCCGATTCGCAGAACGAAACGCGATCGGGTCATTGATTGCGCTGGCGGGAGATCAAGCTACCCAGGCGGGTCGCAGGTTCTCCAGTTCAGCGGTCAGTCTCCGGCGTCCTTCGTCTGCGTATTCCTCGAGCAGCTCGATGCCTATCCAGGTCTTGCCCTGCTGTAGCGCTGCTACTCCCGTATTGGCTACCCCGGCAAAGGGGTCGATGATGGTTCCTTGCGGTGGCGCGAGGTAGCGCGTCCACCAGTGGCATAGGGCGAGGGGCGTCTGGGCTCCATGACTGACGTGGTCAGGGCTCTGGTGCCCACTGGTATTGGCCAGGGGCAGTAGGTTGTACGGGGTGACCTTCCCTCGCTCTCGCACGGTCTCGGCTATTCGGCCAATCCTCGTGCTGTACCCGCTCGGGGTACTGCGCAGCTCGTAGTTCTGGCTCTGGAGGGTCTGGGTCATGGACTGGGTGGGGCTCCACAGGATCTCCTCCTGGTTGCGGTAGCAGTCTGGAGAGCCCAGCCAAACGCAGTACTTGACCGAGGGGCGGAGTAGTCCGTGCTTCCTTTGGCAATGAACATTAGGCGGAGTGGCTGGATTCCAGACGTAAAAATCCTGGATCAGGTTCCACTCTTTGGCCCAATGGGCCATGAACTCCCAGAGCCAGGGGCGCATCGTCCCTACGTGCTCCGAGTTGGGCTGGAGCACGAAGACAGCGGAGCCGGTGGGCTTGAGGATGCGGCGGGCTTCTTTTACTACGGAGTTCATGAGATCGTGCCAGTCGCATTCTGGCAGGCGTCCGTAGGCTCGGCTGATCTCCGGGTAGGGAGGATCGGAGATCATTGCGTCCAGCGAACCTGGCGCGATCTGGCGCAGTATCTGGCGGCAGTCTCCTTGGTGAAGCGTGAATGGTGGTTGCGCGGGGTTCATTTGGCCCCCCGCGATTTATTGCCAAACCCACCATCTACCCGCGCGGTCTTCTGCGAGTGGTGGACAGCGCAAAGGGCCTGGAGGTTCTCTTCCCTGTGCGTTCCCCCTTGGCGCAAAGGGATGCGGTGATCGGCGTGCTCGGAGCGGGTGAAGCGTCCGAACTGGAGGCACACCTCACAGAAACGGAACCTGGACAGAAAGGATTGACGGATTCGGCGCCAATCGCGATCGTATCCGCGCTCCTTTGGCAAAGGGCGGCGCTCATCTACTTCCCTTTGGCGTTTCGCTTCACACCCAGGGCAGAGACGTCCGGTGGTGATCTTTTGGGCTCGGCAGCGGGGGCAGCGTCGTGGGGCAGCGTTTGGCACTATCGGTTCTCTCCTAACATGGCCGTCGAACTGACCGGACATTGGTAGGTCTCGGCTCCTAGCTCGGCGATCATCTCGTCCAGGACATCGTCCAGGCGCTCGTGCAGGCACTGCGGCTGGTTGTGGCGCCAAAGGGTTTGGCCGGTGGGCTGGTGTACCAGGCGCAGGATTTGAACTTCCTCGGAGATGCTCTCCGTGAGCGAGTAATCGCGTCGCGAGCTGCTCGGTGGGTCGTGCGGCGGCAGGTTGATGAGCACTATCGGACTCCTTCCCGGGGTGCGGGTGTGAGGGAGAAAAGATGTTCTGGGGCAGGGATCGGGTAGAAAGTCAACTCGTATCGTATGGGGGCGGAAAAGCGACTTACAGGGGTCAAGTGTGAGGGTTCGATTTCATAGGAGTTGATAAGAACTCGAGAGTACCAAGTTCTCGAGCGGCCGGGCCTATTTCCTCGCACCGTCTCGCTCGGCTTCAATCCGCAGGGCGGATAGCTCCATCCCGAGATCGATCCATTCGTCCACGAGCGTGCGGA